GGATAAGTCTAAGAAGATTGCAATCGCAACTGCAACTGCAAAAAGAGTCGCAGACTCTATTGTGCATAACATAGATGCATTATTAGAAAGGGAAATGAAAAAAGAAAAGGAAGCACCAAAACAAGTTCCCCAAGACCCAGATGCAGATGAAGTTGCTGGTTCACAACCTAAAAAGTATTACACTGGAGTTTCTAAGAAGAGTAAACTTTCTCGTGCAAGACACTTTAGTAGAGGAGCAAGTAAGGACGATGAAGACCCTAGTGCGTATAAAGATGCGCCTGGAGATAAGAAAGCAAGGGAGTCTGGAAAACCTATGAAGAAGAGTAAACACACTTTAAAGTTTAAACAAATGTTTGGAGACGATTAAAAGTATAAATAGAAGTATGATATCTTTCAAGGAATACATAAAAGAAGAGAAGATTGCTGGTTTGGTTAATAAATCAAAGAAGAGTGGTGTTCCTTATGGTATTCTTAAAAAGAGTTATGATAGGGGTATGGCCGCATGGAGAACTGGTCATAGGCCTGGTGCATCACAACAACAATGGGCATTTGCAAGAGTGAATTCTATGTTGACTGGTGGTAAGGCAGACCCAGACCTACAAGCAAAAATTAGAGCTGGTGGGTACAAAAAGAAAAAGAAAAAAGGAGATTAAATGAAAAATATAAAACTACTTGGTTCAGAGGCCGCATGTGGTACATCATCTGGGAATGGTAGTAATTTTTCCAATTCAAGATTAGTTAGACTAGTAAATACTGGAACTACAGTAAGACTCGTCACACTAGAGACTTCTGGAAATGTCACTATCGGAACTTTTTCACTCGTAGGTGGAGAAGAAGTATTTTTAAAGAAAGGTAAAACAGACGAAATCTTTGCAGCTAGTGCTGAAGTTAAAGGAGTCGGTGTAGGATTTTAAATGAGATTAAAAGATTTACGAGAGAGAGTTAAAGGTGGTAAGTTAGACCCATTGTCTAAAATGGGTAAGTCTAAACTTACGGGTCAAGAGATTGCGATGTACTATCGCAAAAAC